GTAGGGGAAGAAGAAATCCCAAACCCTACGGACGCGGCTACAGGCGACAACTCGCAGAACTTGTAGTCGCGACCGGGTGGGCTCCCACTTTCTACTCTGACACCTTTGACACGCGAGATTTAACTACCATTATCGCAGTGCTAGAAAAACAAAATAAGAAAAGGTGACATGGCGGAAGGACTTAATACCAAGGTAGAGATCTACGGACTTAAAGACGCCATTAAGAAACTGAACTCGGTTGAGCCGGGACTCCGTAACCAGATTGCAAAAGACTTCCGTAATGTCGCCAAGCCTGTCATCAATGACGCGCTAACTCTGATCCCTAACTCAATTCCTTTATCTGGCATGGGACGGAAATGGACTACGCCTTCAGGCTTCAAGATCCTTCCGTGGGATGCAGGAAGAAAACAAAAGATCTCTGCCAAAATCAACACCAAAAAGGTCTCCGAGTTCCGCGGACAAATCCGCAATGTCGGCGTCTTCAACATCATCTACTCGGGATCAACTGGAACACTTTTTGACATGGCTGCTACTGGCAGACTCGGTGCAGCACTCACGGCGCGCTATGGCAACCGATCAAGAGTAATGTGGAAAGCAATGGAGAAAAACCAAGACACAGTCGAATCAGAGATGCGGCGAATCGTTGAGACTGTCATGGACAAAGTAGATCGGAATGTGGTCTCCTAATGGCATCAGTAAACATTCCAATAATTTCAGAATTTGACGCGAAAGGAACCCAGCGCGCAATCAAGGAATTTCGGTCGCTCGAGGGCGCGTCGGCCAAGGCGTCCTTCGCCATCAAGAAAGCCGCGCTCCCAGCCGCAGCTGCTATCGCAGGATTAGGTCTTGCGCTTGTAGGTGCAACCAAGGCGGCGATGGAAGACGAAGCCGAACAGGTACAGCTCGCGCTTGCTTTGCAGAATGTCACTGGGGCGACTGACGCACAAATCAAAGCGTCCGAGGACATGATATCCAAGATGAGTCTTGCGTCCGGAGTGGCGGACAGTGAGCTTCGTCCGGCTCTGGCGTCGTTAGTACGAGGGACTAAAGACATCGAGGAAGCAAACCGCGCACTCGCGCTCGCACAAGACATCTCTGCTGGATCAGGTAAAGACCTGGCGACCGTCTCCGATGCTCTTGCCAAGGCTTACGGCGGAAACATGAAAGGACTTGCAGCACTTAGTCCAGAGATTAAAGCAATGATTAAAGACGGTGCATCCCTTGAAGATGTAATGAATGTCCTTGGCGGATCGTTCGGTGGAGCATCCGAAGCAGCTGCAAACACTGCCGAAGGCGGAATGAAGCGTCTTGGAATTGCATTGGCAGAAACTAAAGAATCAATCGGTGCAGCACTAATCCCAGTAGTCGAAGCCTTGCTTCCGCCATTGATCGCTTTTGGAGCGTGGGCACAAGAGAACACAAAAGTCTTTTTAATTGTTGCAGGAGCAATCGGCGGAATTGCACTAACGATCCTTGCTCTCAATGCGGCTATGAAAGTTTATGCAGCTGGACAAATAATCGTAAACGGAGTAGTCGCAATCTTTAACGCGCTACTACTTGCGAACCCGATCACGCTTGTCTTGTTGGCGATCGTTGCATTCATCGCCATCCTTGCCGCGCTCTATTTCAAGTTTGAGGTAGTCCGAAAGATCGTAGACACTGTCTTTGATGCAATGCTCATCGGCGGCAAAGCAGTCTTTGACGGACTCAAAACCTACTTCACAGGGCTTTACAACATCTTCAAAACACTCTTCAACGGCATCGCAACACTCTGGAACAACACCGTCGGCAAGCTCTCTTTCAAGATCCCGTCATGGGTACCCGGTCTAGGCGGCTTCGGCTTTGAGGTGCCTAACATTCCTTACCTTGCAGAAGGCGGGATCGTGACAGGGCCAACGCTTGCAATGATCGGCGAGCGCGGCCCTGAAGCGGTCATCCCACTATCTGGACGCAATTCTGGGATGGGCGGAAACTACACAATCAACATCACAGGCGGACTCTCATCAAGTGCCGACATCGGCAAAGCAGTCGTTAACGCGATCCGCCAGTTCAATCTCACTAACGGCCCTGCAAACATTCAGGTCGCCTAATGGCGGTCACAGTCCCGAACGCGGGAGACATCCTTGTCGAGTTAGACACAGGCGCAATTATTGATGGCTTTGAGCTGGACGACGCAGTGCGGGGAGTCTTAAATAATTCTGACTTTGTGCTGGACGGTACGACAGAGTTTGCAGACATAACAACTTATGTGCAAAGTCTTTCAATTAGGCGCGGTCGAGAGCGGACAACCGATCAAGCGAATCAGTCCGGCACACTCACTTTCACAATGCAAGAAGACACCGCGCAAGAACTAAACCCACTTAACCCGCTATCAATTTACTTTAACGAAGCAGCCGATCTCCCCGGTCTTGCACCATTACGACAAGTCAGAGTGTCCCGTGATGGTGAATATCTCATTCAAACCTATGTCACCAACTACGACTACTTTTACAATCTAGGAGCCTTAGACACCGTGAGCGTTGCGGCTGCGGATGCCACATATCTTCTAGCGCGCACCGCTCTTGCCGAACACACTCCGTCAGTAGAAACTTCTAGTGCTCGAGTCTCTACGGTGCTTGCATTCCCTGAAGTAAATTATGCCGGGGTTACAGACATCGCCGCCGATCCAGTCGCCACGCTTGGCGCATACCAAATAAACAACGCGACTCCAGTGATGGATTACCTTGCACAAATATCCAACGCCGAGCAGGGACGCATCTTTATTTCGCGCGATGGAGTGCTTACATTTCAGAAGAGAATATCGGCAGCATTATCTTTGCCGACAATCCAATTTGGCGACACACTTAACATTCCCTATAACGCGCTTACGATTGAGTTTGATGCCTCGGATGTAGTGAACCGGGCATCAATCACCATCCAAGGCGGAACTACACAAGTCGCCACTGACGCCGCATCCCAAGCCGCCTATTTCATTCAATCAGTAGAGCAAAGCGGAAGCCTCTTATCCAGTGACGCGCAAGCTCTCACGCTTGCCGACTATTTACTGGTGGAGAATCCTTCGCCTAGATACACCTCAATAGGCACTTGGTTCGGCTCACTGTCAGAACCCCAACGCGACGCCCTTGCAACCGCCGAAATAGGCGACCTCATAGAAATTACTAAGACAGAGCCATTCGGCGCGGTAACACAAGTCCTCTACATTGAAGGAATTGAGCATTCCATCACTTTTGATTACGGAATGACTACTAAGTTCTTTACCTCACCGACAAGCCTTGTTTATGAGTTTATTTTGGACGATGCAGTGTTCGGAATTTTAGATATCACCGACCCCCAGCCCGTACTAAGTTAGGATCAGAATTATGGCAAATGAGCAGACAACCGTTCCCTTGTTCGTAGCTTCGGAAATTTTGACCGCGGTGGATATGAACCTAAGCGCGGGAACTGGCGTCCCGGTCTTTACTAATTCCACGACTCGAGACGCGGGCTTCGGAGGTGCAGGAGAAAAGGTGCTTGCAGAAGGCCAGCTTTGCTACCTTTCCGATTCCAACATTGTTCAGTATTATTCAGGAGCTTCTTGGGCTACTGTCGGCCCGTCTACTGGCATTACTTCTGCAATCTTTAACGAAACGCAAGCAAGTAACACCAACGGCGGTTCAAGCACTTCAACAACTTTTGTTAAACGCACACTGAATACAACAGTCGTGAACAACATTACAGGCTGCTCTATTGCATCCAGCGTAATTACTTTGCCGGCTGGTTCATACATTGTGACAGCATCCGCGCCATCGTATGAAAGCACATTCTTCAAAATCAGGTTACAAAATACGACAGATGCTTCTACCGCTGCACTAGGAACTTCCGAATACGAAGGATCAAGCGCGGTTCAAACTCGAGGCATTGTGTCAGGTCACTTTACAATTGCAAGTAACAAAAACTTTGAGTTACAGCATTATGTAACAACAGGGCGCGCCAATGTCGGCTTCGGTAATCCAACAGTCATTGCCAGTGTGAGCGAAGTTTACTCAACTATCCAAATTGACAAGGTTGCATAATGAGCGCACCAACTAAACAACAAATTGATTCACAAATTGGCAACGCCACACGCCAACTTGCACCGGGCACGACTTGGAAATATAACGAACCGGGCGATGGCTATTACTGCCTTGAATGGATGGATGACCCTGCACTACAGCCAACAGAGGCTGCAACAATGGCTAGAGCAACTGAACTCGCTATCGATCCGCCAACAATTACACCTAACTAAGGAGAAACAACATGGGCCCGGTCACATTCACAATCCATAACAGCACAAAGTACGAACTAAGAGTGCAATCCTCAAACGGTGCAACCGCCGAAGCTGCACCGGGCGCATCAACGAGTCTGGGCTTTACACCGAGCGACACAAATATCACGAACGCTATGCGCTGGTATCAAGACGGAATTTGCATTCTGCAAGGTTCGGTAGCTTGGTCGGCTGGAGGTTCAGGCGCGGACGATGGCTGGACTACCAGCAACATAATTTGTATGTCTGGCGAGATGAACGGAGTCGGCTTTTCAGGTTGCAACGAAGGCTGGGTAGAATTACAGCCCTATAACTTGATGGCTAATGGTGGCGAAGTGAGCGTCACTTACACCAACGCATAAGCTATGAAAAACTTTAAG